TTGGAATGGTTCATACTTACAATACAATAATGTTACTTTCCGTAGTGGTCGCATAGGTATTGGCGAGACTAATCCTTTATGTCGTCTTCACTTAGATGAAGGTGGTAACACTAGTGATGGTGATGGATCAGCATCCATGACTGCAAATGGTAATGAAGCAATGATGATCCAAGTTGACACATCATTTACTGTGGGTCATACTTTAGGTTCTATGGTATGGAGAGTTGGAGGACGCAGACGTGCGATGATTACTGGTGTTTGTGAAAACACAGATAGTGATTACCTAGGTTTATCATTCTATACACAAGGAACTGATGGTTCTGGCGACTTCTTCGAGTCAATGAGAATCGCAAGAAGTGGTAATGTCGGTGTGGGTAACTTTGGTAGTAGCACACCATCTTACAAATTTGATGTTAAGGGTGATATTCGTTCAACAAATACTATAAGATCTACAGTCGCACAAGGTAGTGCACCATTTGCTGCATCATCTACAACTGTATGTCCTAATCTTAACGCAGACTTACTTGATGGTTACAGTGCACTTAATCTTCCATACTTGGGTGCTAGTGTTAACCAATGGTTGAGTGATGATGGTGGACAAGAAAGATTCTACTTCTCTAACAACTCACACACATATCTTAGAACTGGAGATAACTTCTACTTCAGATCTAACAACAATAGTGGAATGGGTTCTATTGATGGTGACGGTGGTTACTGGACAATCTATGGAGGTGGTGACCAAACACAGTCATCTTACAGAATGGAGATCAGAGGTGCAAATGGTCTAAATATCAATACATCATCTGTAGGTCTATCTAGCGGACAAAGATCTGTTGTTCTTCGTGCTGATGGAGACAAGCAATGGATTGATAGATACGGTGTAATAAAACGTAATAGGAACTCTATTGGAGAGAGCACATCTATCAATAGTGGGGACAACTGTTTAAGTTCAGGTCCTATTACTATAAATAACGGTGTAACTGTTACCATAAACAGTGGTGGATACTGGAGCATAGTTTAATCTAATCATGGCAGGAATTTTAAGAGTAGACCAAATTCAAAGTACAGGTGGAGCAAATGTTATTGACGTTTCCTCTGGTTCTTTCAAAATTTGGGATGGCAATTCATACGAAACCTTTACTGTAAGTGGTGCTTTACTTAGCATCAATACTTACACGTCACAGAATGGTACTTGGAACTCTAAGAGCACATCAGGTGGATCTGGAGTATGGAGTAAACCAGCTGGTTGTAATCACGTATTAGTTTACGTTACAGGTGGTGGCGGTGGTGTTCGCTGTAATGACAACCAATATCGTGGTGCTGGAGGCGGTGGCGGTGCTACTGCTATCAGATATATTGATGTATCTAACGTGAGTTCTGTAAACTACACTTACGGTGGTGGCGGTGGATACGCCAGAAATGGTGGTAGAGGAGGAACAGGAGGAACTTCATCCTTTGGTTCATACTGTACTGCAACTGGTGGACAGGGTGGACAAACCGATAACCCTCATCAGGGAGGACCTGGTGGAAACGCCTCTGGTGGTGACATCAACATACCTGGCGGTGGTGGTGAAATGTCTCACGGTCACAACAGAGAAGGTGGTGGTGGATCATCATTCTGGCATAAAGCAGGATCTTCACACCATTACTATAACAACCAAGAAGAGATTACCCATGGTCAGTGGGGATCTGGTGGAGGTTATGGTTACTATTCACAAAACAGTTTTGCACATAATAACGGTAACGGTGGTGCAGGCTGTGTTATCGTTTTCAACTACACCTAAAGATTATGAGTTTCGCACTAATCAACAAAAACAATAATAACGTTTGTCAGTTCGTTGCAACTGAAGACGATTGTTTTGAAACACACGAAGATTACTTTTGGAAAGATATCCCTGATGAAAGTATAGAGGGGATGGAAGCACCTGATTTCACATACGAACCATCAACAGGAGCTATAATCAAAATAGTATATCCAGACCCAGATTACCATTTGCAAAGAAGATTAGACTATGAAGATATAGGTATAGAAGAGCAATTGAATATGATATGGAAGGATATAGATGCAGGACTGATGCCTGGTAAAGATGGTAACTGGTATAAAGCAATAAAAGCAATCAAGGAGAAGTATACCGAGTAAACTATGTCACAGTTAAATGCTGCTACCTCACAGGTCAATACGCTGACATCTAGCGGTAGTACAATTTCTATCCCAAAGAATATTAGTGTTACTGGTAACATAAATTTTACTGGTGATTTGTTACAGAACGGTGTTTTATTTGAAACACTACCAACACAAAGTCCTAAGACTGCGGGTGGTATTTTGATGTCTGATGGTGCTAACGCTTTCTGGGGATCAGCTGTTGCAAATGAATCAACCCAAGCAGCATTTCAAAATAGTTACGGTACTAACCAATTCGGTCCTTACAAAACAGATACTGGATCTGCTAACGCACAAAACCCATCTGTAAGTTCTGGAAATTATAAACCTTACAGTGGAACAGGACAGTGGTATGATTATCAAGGAAGCACATATAACATAACAATAGGGTCATCATTTTTATACAGAAGTATTTTTACACATGGATATTTGGTTGGTGGTTATAGAGGATCAAATCCATGGAGAACAGTTAATCAGATATATCAAGCAACAGACGTAACCATTTGTCGTGGTGACCAGTTAGATAGAGCAGCATCATACGTTGATGGAAACTTTGGTGACTTTAACGGATATGTTTACGGTACACAGAACTCATACGGTGGTTCTGGTCAGGCAGTGAGTGCTATAAATTTACATACAGGAACTAATAGATCGTTCGGTCCTAATGGAACATACGGACATGGAGATGCATATAACTCTACTCCAGACAGTATTGGTGCATCAATAGATAGTTGGGACAGTACAGATGATCCTGGTTGTGCATCAGGTCAACAAACACAAAGAGGATACACAGCGGGTGGAGGTCCTGGTTCTATACAGAGACTAAACTTTGTTACTGAAATGTCTACAAGACTAGGTAATGGTTTCGGTAACGCTGGTGCTACTGGATCTGAAGGTGAAACTAGATGTCATCTATTTGGTGATACTGGTAACGCAAGATATGTACAGTTTAGTAATGAGTCCGTTTCATCTTACAGTTTATCTGGATGGGGTGGAGATGGTTGGAAGAAAGACTTGTCAACCAAGTGGGGTTTCTGCTATCATGGTAACGGTAATAATGTTACACTACCATGGCTCAAATTTAACGATGTCACAACTTCATCAATAGGTGGTGCATTCAACCAATTAGACATATCTTCTGGTGAAGAAAATATGTGTATGGGTCAAGACTGGGGTTACTGTTTGGGTAACTATGCAGGAGGTGGTGGTGGATACCAGAACAATAGAACTTGGAAGAGATTCCACGCTACAGATGGAGACGTTGTTTTAGGATTTAAAGCAGAACCTAAAGGTCATCAAGGTCAATCATCTGGTGCATGTATGACTGGAGCATTTGCAGTAACAGGATTGAGGTATCAGTAATGTCAGGAAGTATTAAAACAGGAAGCGATGCGTTGATGTATTTCAATCAACCAGATTTTGCAAGTTATCAAGCGTTCATGATTCTAAAGAAAGAGCATGAAGACTTGAAAAAAGAATTTGATGCATTGAAGAAACAGGTAAATGGAGAATAATAAATTTGTAACCAACAGAAACTTCCTAAAGGAAAAGGAAGATACTGCGTGGAAAAAAAGAATCCCTGCTGATCTTATACAAGATGAGGAATTCTTACGTCCAAAATATGTACCTCAGCATCCTCTAGAATTAGAGACTAAGAAGTTTATTAAAGACAAAGAAAGAATTAAAGAAGGTTATATCTATATGCTTATCCATGAGGATACATTGAGGATGGCAGATATAAAACCACACTCTACAACTTATTCAGTTGTATTTAATTTTCATAATGTATCAACTGTCAAGATGAATAAACTTGTCTTTGAAACAGTTAAATCTTGTTTTAAAAGATATATTGAATTAGATGAAAAAGAATTTATAAACGCACCAAGATTTCAAGGAGAGGTAAGATCTCACTATAAAGATTATGTCATGGAAATGAATGACAAAGGTGAGATGGTGCACGTTAAGAAAAAGAAAAGAGTTGAATCTAAGAATATACAACTCGCTCTTTCTTATATGAAAAAGCAAGCAATCTTAGTTATTGAACACGAGTTTGATTTAAGATTTAAAAACTTTAAAAATTGTTGTGATGTAGAATCTGAGAGTTGGTTGTATCAACTTGAAGAAGCAAGACGGTTTACCGAAGATGAGAACGCGAAGACTCCCTTTATAGATATCTTATGCATGACGAGAGGAATGCAGAAAGGAGAACTTGTAAAAAGAGTCCTCAAAAACCATGATAAATATCTTATAGATTACGCCTCATTGTTAGGCAAATATCATGCAATACGTTCCCAGATCAGGAACTGTGACAATATGTGGGATATGAACATCTTGTACGAAGATTACTTGAATGTTGGAATGCCGATTAAGCAGGGTCAGAAGTTAGGACGTATTGATGAAAATCAACAACGACTTGATGGAGAACTAGCTTATGGAACTTTCGGATTCTGAAAAGGGTTGGATAGAACATTCGTATAAACTAGAAGGTGGTCAAACCAAATATCAAAACCAGAATTTTGTAGTTGGGACACAGATAACACCATTTAAAAAAGTACAGCAAGCATTGCTAGAACTACAGTCTAGAGACAACACTAGAGTGGAGTTGCAGTATCGTCTTGACAAGAACGCTATTGATATTAAGAAACTTACTAGATCATTAAAACAGGCAACTGATCCTTTAGATAAGGAAATGATTGAGGTTGAGATTGAAAAAGCGTACTATGATAGAAGTATCTGGGAGCAGAAGGTTGCAGTTTGTAAAAGAGAAATAGCAAACTTCACAGGTCAGTTGGAAGAGATGGTAGACAAATCTAAAGGAGTAGAGTATTATCTAGATACCAATGAGGAAGAAGATAAGAAATACTGGATCAGTCGTATGGCAAAACAAGCTGCTTGCGATATGATCTCCTTTGGACACGTTGGAACTGGTAACATGGATTCTATTATGAATCTACCTCCTGATGATCAAATTCAAGTATTGTCAGGTGCAGTTCATCACTCCTCTCTTATTGGAGCAGGAGTAGAAAAAATGAGACAACAGATGAGTGGATCTGTTGCTAATATAATGGAAGGAGGTAAATTTACTCCTCCACAAATAAATGGTTCTGAATTAAACAATGAGGGAACATCCCCTCAACTACCTGAAGTGAAACATGACATCCCCAAAGAAAAAATCCGTCTTCAGTCTTCCAATAAATCCAAAGATTGATTCAAGATTTGCTGAGGAGATATTTATTCCTTGGTTAAAAAAACATAAAGAATATATTGTTGATCTATACTTCACGTGTAGGATGCCTCCTTTTAATCAGGATGCTATGGGTGATGTATTTCAAGGTGATCCAGTTCAACTTTTTTATAATGCGTATGCTATTCATCAAGAAACTGGCATACCACTATCTGCAACGTTTAATAATATTTACGTAAGACCTGACTTAGAAAACTTAGATTTGTTTAGAAAAAACTTTCGTCAGTTATATGAACTAGGTGTAAAAACAGTAACCATACCTCATACTAGTTGGGTTGCTACAGGAATCTTACAAAAAGAATTTCCAGAATTAAAAATAAAGAATACTATACTTAGAAATGTAAGTAGAGCAAATGAAATCGTATCTCTTGCTGAAGCAGGATTTCATTACATTAATCTAGACAGAGATCTAATGAGAGATAGAGATGCTCTGTTAAAAATAAAGAAGGCAAAAGAATATTGTGAGAAGATTGGTAAACCTGTAGATTTATCTATTCTAACTAACGAGGGTTGTTGGGGTGGTTGTTCTATGATGGATGAACACTATCACTTTAACAGCACAAGAACGAAAGATAATCCACAATATTTTAATGATCCTATTAGTACAAATTCTTGTGCTAAGTGGGATATAGAGGATAACTCTCACGCATTGAAAGCAGCTAACTTACCTCCTTGGAAGTCAGATTGGAATGAATTTTTAGATCTTGGTATTGATGTATTTAAAATGCACGGTAGAGAAAATTTTATGAAACTCAAAGAGTCCATGGATATAATTTCTGCTTGGGGTAATGAGAATATAGAAACAATGTTTCCAGAGTTTAATAAGTATATGGATGATCTTCTAGTAAAAGATAGTCCTATTGCTTTGTGGAGAGAGAAAATAAAAACTTGTGGATTTGATTGTTGGGATTGTAACTATTGTGAGAACGTTGTTAACGCACATCTCAAGAAGCAAGACAGACCTGTAGAAGTAAATGATTATGTACAAAGAGTATTGAATGCCATAGACGATGGTATGCAAGAGAACTCTAACTTCAACTCTGATGGGTTTGAACCAATGGGATTAACTTCTAATCGCATTAGACATTTCCTTAACAGTTTATGTTCTCATGATGATGCAGTATATCTAGAACTTGGAACTTTTGTTGGAAGCACATTCTTTGCTGCAACTATGAATAACAATACTAAATGTATTGGTGTAGATGACTTCTCAGAATCAAATGTTAGACCAATGACAGATCATCTTAATTGGACAGAGGTTGGAAATCCATATGATACTCTAGTAAAGTATTGGGAAAAATATGAAAATGGAAATGCAACATTTGTTAAGTCATCTATTGACGAACTGACAGAAGAAGACTTTGATGGTGCTAAACCAAACATATTGTTTTATGATGCAAATCATGATATGATGGAACAGATGAACAACTTGAATCATGTTCTTCCATTCTTAGATGATCAGTTTATACTTGTGGTGGACGATGCTAACTTTGATGGTGTTGTTGAAGCTACAGTTACTTTTCTACAAGAGAATCAGTTAGAAGTATTTTTTGAGAGGAGAATACTAAGTGGAGTCATAGAGAATCCTACTCACTGGTGGAATGGACTACACGTTCTTGTTTTACGTAAGGACACTTTGATTAAAAATTACTTTGGTGAAAACAGAAAAGCAGATCAATTAGAAATGGTATGAAAATAATTAATCCAAAAATATTAAATTCTTTACATCCAAAAGATTGGGAAGTGGAGCAACTTCATATAGGTAAAGCAAAAAACAGAGTTATTAAGATTAAAAATTTCTTTGTTAACCCAGAGCAAGTCAGAGCGTATGCTATGGCAGCAGATTATGTATCTACTGTTGATGGTGAGTTTTCTAATTTGCCAGGCTATGTTTCTCGATTGGGACACGTAGCAAATCAGTTACTACCTCAGTTTAGATTCATCTTAAGTAATTATTTTGAAGCATCTAAGAAGGTAATGAAAGATCCAGAGTTCTCTCATTTTACATTTCAAAGTTACGAAGTAGAAAAGAAATGTAGAATGTGTAGTCTTACACCTCATACTGATGACACACACTACGCTGCTGTGTTAGCATTGAACTATGACGAAGAGATGGATGGTACCGATAATGGTACTGCATTTTGGAGACACGCTGAGTATGATGAGGAGTTTGTTTCATCTGATAAAAATTATCGGATAGAAAGGATAGTTAACAAAGTAAATGCATATGTTAACTTTGATCCATCAAAATACAAAACTAAACATTGGGAGAGATACCATGTTGAGAAACACGAATTTAATACTCTCCTTGTTTATGAAGGTAGAATGTGGCATTCGCCATATTTTAGACAAGAGGGATGGGATGTAGACCGCCTAACCTTCAATGCATTTCTACACTAAATAGTACACTTATCATTTTAAACCATGGATGCTGAAACAATGGTGAAAGACTTCACCAACCAATTGAAAGAGCAAAAAGCAACAATTGTTGAGTTAGAGAAACAACTCGAAACTCGTAAAGAACAAGTATTGAGATTGGAAGGTGCTGTCGAAGCATTACAAATGACACTAAAGAAACCAGATGAAGAGGAAGTCGTTCCCGTCAAGTGAAGCTAGGAAACTAGAACACGTAGCATCAAGACAAAACACAGTAAAGTTTGATGGTACAATGAATACTTGCCCTTACGTTGTAGGGGATTTTTATGATGGAAGAGAAATTATATCAATAGGATTTACCTCCAACGTCTATGGTAATTCCTATCATATTATAGTAGAAAGAAATAAAACCCATCTTAGAACTAAGTTTGTGTTTGATGAAAAACATGACTTAAAGTTTACAAAACCTGTTGAAAAAATGATGGATGCTGCTAGAGAAGCAGAAGTTCAGAAACTATTAGCAAAGGCAACCGACTCAAGTACATAAATATATCTGAAGGACTTATTGTACCAACAGAATGAAGAGGGTAATAGTAAGGGTCAGTGATAACTATAGTCTTGATTCTGCAACGTCAGCAATCTTGAAAATATATGGTTACTTAACCTTTGTAGAATATTTTAAAACTTTTTCCATAATATCGTTTGATTGTCCTGAGAGATATGAGAGCGTTATCTTGGATCAACTCAGAGCATTAAATGTTGTTAAGAGAGCAACTTGGGATGAGAATAGAATTTCTTGTAATCCAATACAAGAGTCTCAGTTACTAACTGCAACAAGTGGATCTGCTACTTTAAATTCTACTGGAGAAAATAATACTACTGGTAACACTAGAACTCTAACAGGAAGCGGAACAGGTACAATATATGTAAAGGTTGATTCTAGTAGTGGAAATGATTTGTTTGTATTTTCACAGACACAAGGTGGCACATACTCAACATACGCAAATCAAACTGGTTTTTTAGAGGGAGCGACATATACATTTGATCAAAGTGATTCATCTAACGCTGGTCACCCAATGTTATTTTCTATCACTCCAGATGGTACACATACTACTGGAGGAGTAGCATATACTACAGGTGTAACTACAACAGGAACAGCAGGACAAGCTGGTGCTCAGGTAGAGATAGTGATGAGTTCAGCAACACCATCCATACTGTTTTTCTATAATGTAACTACAGCTGGAATGGGACGTTACGGTGCATCTCCAGACAAATTTGGTACTATCAACATCCATGACTACTGGCATTTAGATAGAATTACAAAACAAGATAGACAATATTTAAACAGACAATTTAGTTATAGTCAACAAGGTGAAGGTGCTGACTTATATGTTATTGACACTGGTGTAAGAGGAGCAAGTAGACCAACAGGTAACAACGCAGCACTACACTCAGAGTTATATGATCCGAACTTTGTTACTGACTTAAACGGTACTACAGAACAACAGAACTATAGAGTTTTCCAGATGTCAAACTATTCTGGTGCTCACGGAACTAATAACGAAGACGACAACGGACATGGTACTCACTGTGCTATTTTGGCAGCTGGGAGAACTGCAGGTGTGTCAAAAAGATCAAAGATATATTCACTTAAGGCATTTGATAGTTCATTATCAGCATCTTATACAAACATACTTGGTGCATATCAAGCAGTTATAGATCACAACACCAGTGGTAATGCAAATTACAAAGGTAATAATCGTCCAGCTGTTATCAATGCATCTTTCGGTCCTACCATACCAACACAGAATTATCCTTACGTTGAATTAAATGACGCTGGCTCTGACAGTGGAACTGATGAGGAGATACTTGATGACATTGAAGGAACTATATCAAGCACATACAATATTATTATTGTAAGGTCAGCTGGTAATGGATTTAAAAATAGTGCAGATGCTTTTGCAGGACCTATACAAGGAAAATGCATTGCTGGTACAAGAACTGCAGGATATGCTGATAATACTAATGGCGGTATAAACAATGTAGATGCAAATCAAAACAAAGTATCTGTTGGTGCAACTGAATATAATGATAGATGGGGAAACTTTTCAAACTATGGTGCTGGAGTAACAATAGTAGCACCAGGTTCTAGGATACTAGTTCCACAATATGACTGGTTAGCAAATACACCTCAAACAAGTGCAAGTAACTATACCACTATAAGTGGTACATCATTCGCAGCACCTATAGTTGCTGGTATTGCTTTGGCATGGTGTGGTGCAAATGGATATACACTTACTACCAATAATTTAACAGGATCATTTAAAACTTTCTGTAGAACCACTGATGCTACTGGAGATATAAGAAAAGGTTCATCTACATACTATCCAACTAATAGTATAGAAGATAAGAAATTAATAGACAATCCATATGTCA